AAAGACATGTTTAAGTTCTGTGAGGAGATAGCACAGGTGCCACAACCAGAACTATCATTGATAGGTGCACTGGCACTAGCTAGTGTTACTTGTGGCCGTATATATAGAACCAACATGAATAACTTTTCTTCTATGTACTTCATGGGTATTGCTAAATCGGGGCAAGGTAAAGAAAACATTAAAACATTTGTAGAAGGTGTGCTGAATGCTAGTGACCATGAAAAGCTAATTGTAGGAGATGGCTACACCTCAAGTGGTGCTGTGCATTCTGTATTAAAGATGAGGCCAACACAGATAACCATAATGGATGAGTTTGGTAAAAGACTAGAAGCAATAGGGGCATCAACCAACACTAATAGAGAAGATGGTATACAAACACTTATGGAAGCATGGGGTCGTTGTCATGGTACTTTGCGACCAGATAACTACTCACTTATGAATGTGCAAGAACAATACAAAGAAATGATGATGAATCGTGTAACACATAAACCAGCTATTACACTGGTTGGTTTGTCAGTACCTAAGAATTTTTATAAAGCGTTAAATGGTGGCAGGATTGCAGACGGGTTCCTAAACCGTTTTGTAGTTGTTGAATCTACAGAGCCGAGAAGAGTGGGTGAGCTTAAAAGATTCACATCGCCACCAACCTCTATTGTGAACTGGGTAAATTATATAAGAAGACAAAGAGGCACCATGAGTGATTTATCTCGTGATAATGCAGAGCTTGACCTAGATCAAATAGTATTAAACTTTGATAGGGAATCAGAGGAGATACTGCAAGACTTTGCACGAGAGATAGTTAAACGACAAGATATACTAGAAAAAGATAACCTAGAGCCACTTCTAAGCCGTTCTAAGGAAAAAGCTATGCGTTTGTCTTTGTTATGTACTTTAGCAACAAATGCAGACGCTAAAGCCATTACAGGAGATGTTACACGTTGGGCTGTAGATTTTATTAGATACTACGACTTATTATTCATAGAAGCCTGTAGAGATAAGGTGGCCAGTAGTGCAACAGAATCTAAGATTAAACAAGTATTATCATTTATTAGATCTAGGAATGGTGAGGGTATATCTAAACGTGAAGTAGATAGACATGAACTATTTAGAAGTATGAAGTCTTATGAAGTAAAAGAGATTATTGAAAGGCTTAAGAATGCAGGGGAGATACAAGAGGTTGAGATTAAAGTTGGTGGTAAAGGCAGACCAGCAAAGAGGTTTGTTGCGGTTGATCCTACTTTCTTTGAGGATAGTTAAAAACCCATAGTTTACAAATTGTAACTTTTGTGTTATAATGAAATTCTAGCCTAGAGCTAGTTTGTTCTTAAAAATAAAAATAAGAGGAGAAACTGACATGAAGATTTTAATCGCATGTGAGTTCTCAGGGATTGTAAGAAATGCTTTCTTAGACAAAGGGCATGATGCCTGGTCTTGTGACATTCTTCCAAGTGATGACGGATCTAATAGACACATTACTGATGACATTAGAAAAGTTATGAAAATGGAAAACTGGGACATGATGATGGTAGCACACCCTCCCTGTACCAGACTTTGCAATTCGGGAGTTAGGTGGTTGAAATCACCTCCTCCTGGAAAAACAGTAAAGGAAATGGTTAGGGATTTAAGAGAGGGTACAAATTTATTTCAAGATCTTTGGAATAGTGACATACCCAAAATTGCAGTTGAAAATCCAATTATGCATAAATATGCAAAGAAAAGGATTAAAAACTACAAGCATTACGATCAGAAGATCCAACCCTGGCAATTCGGAGATGATCCAGAAGGCCAGGATAATGTTTCTAAAGCAACCTGCTTATGGTTAAAGAATTTACCAATTCTCAAGCCCACAGGTACTTTAGACGGGACTTCAGCTAGGAATGACATACATAATTGTCCTCCTGGTCCAGATCGTTGGAAAATAAGAAGCACTTTCTTCCCAGGTCTTGCCAAAGCTATGGCAGACCAATGGGGATAACAACCTTGAGAACAAAGAAAGGGAGTGTAACAGCTCCCTTTTTTATTGTTTAAACTATTGGCCTACCAGCAACTTGTTCTGCAAAGTCTATACGTTCTTGAGATAGTGGATCTGTTGGTGATTGCATGGGTTGAACATCTGGTAGTTGTAGTTCTGAGGTTTTAAGTGGTGCAGTAACTTGTTCTCTTAGTTGTTGAAATATATTAAGACCTTCATCTGTAATACCTTCTACATCACCGCCAGTAACTCCTGCCTCAGTTGCAGCATCTTGTATACCTGTTTCTAATACATCTGCAACAGATTCACCAAAAGGTTGTATTTGTCCATCTACAAATCTTAATCCAAATTGTCTTAATGTATTATTAAATATTTTAAAAGCCTGTGAGATAGATCCTGGATCTGTTTTTGTCATCAATCTTACAAAAGCTCTATTACCAAATAAAGATCTAGCAACTGCTAGTCCTGCTACTATTGGTAAGGTAGCTAAAGGTGTAAATATAATGGTAGCAGCTATACCTGCAGCGACTAAACCACCAGCACCTCCTGCCCCTCTACCAGATTCACCAATAGTAAGAATGTCTATTTCTTTTTGAAATGTTCGTAAATCTTTTGCAAGTTCTTTTCCAAACATAGCTTCTAGTGTTTCATCTCCGTATGAATCTAAAGCTGTTTTAAGATTTTGATGTTTAAATACATCAGTAACTTTGCCTTTTCCATTGAAGTCAATAGATTTTGCTAATAGTTTTTGCATACTAGCCTGTTGTATGCTGTTAAAGGCTTCGTCATCAACAACACCTCTTAATTTAATAATATTAGCTGAACCACCAGGTCTAAAAATGCTGTTAACTGTTTCTTCAATACCGACTTCAGGTAATCTTGAAACAGCTCTATTAGCTTCAAATTTTAATCTTTCGTCTGAAGCTGCAGCTAAAGCTTTTAATTCGTCAATAAATTTTGTACCTGAAGCATAAGCATCTAATCCTTTGCCTTTAAAATCTATAGTAAAATCATTTACTAAGCTTTTTAAATCTTGTGGTTTAATTCTTGGACCAATCATATTTAACTGGTCAATAGCTCGTAAAACATCTTTTCCAGAACTTCTTTTAGTAACTGGGTCTTTAAACAGTTCTTCAAACTTACCTTGATTTTCCATATCAAATTTTTTCATTTGTCTTGCAAAATCAGTAAAGTTGACACTTGTTAAATCATCTTTTGTTGCCACTCTAAAAGCATCATTAAAAAGTCTTCGTTTGATTTGTGATTTTAGTTCTACTTCTTTCAAAACCTGTTTACCATCTTTAAAAGTAGCTTGTCCTGTTCTTGCAAGATATTCATCGTAACCACGTAACGCATTTACAATGTCTGAAAATTCACCAGGCTCTCCACTTAATATAGCTCTTTTATATACATCATCAGCACTAATAGATCCTTTTTGTGCATTTGAAATTAAAGCATCCATTTTTACTTTATCAAATGGCCTCATTCTTTCGTAATGATTTTTATTGGCTGATCTTAAATCTTCAATAGCTGTTTTAATCCTGTTACTTAAAATTGGGTTTTCATCTATACCAGCTTTTTTTAAGTCTGCTGCAATTTGTGCTCTACCTGTATCAACCAGTTCAGTAAGCATACTGTCAGCATTTTGTTGATTTGGTTTATAATTATCAAATAATTTTACAACATCACTTAATAGACGGCCTTCAGGTGAACGCCCAACAACTTCTGTATGAAAATCTTTTAATCTGCTTACATCATTCCTAATTTGTTTTAAATTAACTCCAGCAATTAATTCTCCTGCTTCATCTCTTGCGTCATCTAATACTCCCTGTGATCTTCTTCTCATTCCTTCTAACACTGCATCAAGTTGTTGCACTACGCTAGTCTTAATATCTGTGCCTGGTGATTGTAAATTCCATGTATTACTACTATTTTTATAATCAGCAACCAAACGCTGTGCTTGTAAAACATATTTGTTTACAACACTATTGACAGTTTTGTTTATAATACGTGCTTCTTGTGCTGGGCCAGTCACTGCTTCTCTACCACCAACAGTTCTTACTATTTCTTCCTTACCCCTTGGGTCAGAAATATCTAAAAACTTTTGGTCAACTTTGCCATATCTTTCACCACTTTCTCGCATGACAGCACTTCGAGATCGAAACATCACATCTTTTAATGTTTCACCAAACTCTCTTCTGCTAGGCACTTGGCCGTAATTACCTATCTCAATAACATCTGCACCAATATCTTTAAGCATGTTTTTCAAACTTTCCGTAACATCTTTTTCTTGGTTTCTTAATTTTTGTAAGGCTTTGTTTACTGATTCATCTAATCTACCTTTAGATGTTTCTGATATATAAGAATCCAAAGCTACTCTTTCTTTTTTAATACCATTAAGTATGTAGTCTAACTCAGCAAACAAAGCATTTTTATTTGCAATATCTCTATTGTTACCTAAGACTTGTTCAGAGATTTGTTGATACCTACCAGGTAACATTTTTTCCAATGATGCCTGTGCTGGTATTGCCCCTCTTGAATATTTCCAATCAAACTTTTTAACTCTACCATCTCTTACAGCTCTAGCTATTTCTTTTGGTGTAGCAGCTCTACCTAAACCTTCATCAAGCTTGACAACATCTTTATAACTTAAATTTTTTGACATAACGTTCATCAATCTTTGATTGTCAATAGGTGCTCTTTTACCTAATAATAAGTTATATAGTTTTGCTGGAACCTCGCCAAAAAGACCTTGACCAATAGAACCAATACCAAATTCAAAACCAATTAATTTACGCAACTCCTCTTGATCTTGTAATTGGAAACCTTCTTGTGCATCAAGGTATTCTTCACCAGCTTTACCACCAGCAGAACCTGTACCAGCAGCTAACATTCTTGCCATAGGTTGTCTACCGCCTAACAACGTTGAAAAACCTTTTATAATTCTAGCTTGTGGCATAAATGCTGCAATAGTTCCTATTACAGGACCAGCTATGCCTGAAAAGTCAGATAAATCCCCAGTTTTAAGATTAAAATCATTTTCATCAATAATAGTGTTTAAATTTACCAAAGTACCATCTTGTAGTCTTCTTTGTTGTATAGGTAACCCAAGAATTTCAAGGCCCTCAGGAGTCAAGGCTAGTTGTCCTTTGGTATTTCTTATGTAACCAGATGAACCAACTTCACCATCAATTATATCTTCTTGTTCAACAGGCGATTTAGTTTTATCCAACCTTGTAAGTATGTCATTTAAAACCTTGTCCTCTTCAGCCATGGTTTCAGCTCTACCTAATTTTTGCCTTAATTCTTTATTGTTTACACCAGTTTCATAATCAAAAAATAACTCATCAAAAAATGGAGATACAGAACCTTTAGCTATTTCTGCACTTACTATTTTTCTTGCATCATCTTCAGTTGCAGCATCAACAACGTGTGCTACTCCTGGTGCTATGTTAACTCTAAACCTTGGCATTATATTTAGGTACCTGGTGTACGATAATCTATGTCTGTGATTGATTGATCCATTGCAGTTCTATCCTCTATATAAGTGTTGGCTTCAGCAATAGAAAAAGATTTTATAAGATCAATTATAGGTTGATTAATATTGTAAACATTTGATTCAACGCCTACTTTATCAAAGAAGCTTTTAGCTGCAATAACTTTATTTTGTTGTTCCATCATACCATCTACAATTCTAACTCTACTGTCTTCAAGTTTTTTAATTGATATGGAAACTGGTGTGGTAATTTTAATATCACCAAACACGTCTTCAACTATTTGCCTATCTAAATTAGAAATAGTTTTACCAGATTCTCCTAATATCTCTCTTACGTTGGCTTGTCGTAACACATTTAATAATGCATTAGCTCTTGTACGTGGTTCTAAGTCTTCAAAACTTTCACCAGTATCAGATTTTATGGCAGCTTCAATCATATCTGTTGCTTCACCAAAAAAACCTCTTATACCAGTAGCACCACCAGCTTCTAATGTCTCTATTACGTAATTTAAGTTAGAAAGTGTATTTGCACTTTTGTTAAATCCTCTTATATTTTCAGCTAACTCCTTTTCTTCAGTAGTAATTGTCTTTACCTCACTGACCGTAAAAGGATCTGTACCAGCATTTTTAGCAGCCTCTACAGCAACTGCAAGAGCTAAATCTCTTTTATATTTTTTATCTTCTTGTTGTTGTAGAAGTTCTCTTGCTGCTCTTTCCTCTGATGCTTTTGCAGCTCCAGATGCTAAACCTTCACCCATTTGCCCTGTTCTAACTAATTCACCGCCAACGTTTCTTATAAAATCTAAAAATCTATCTGACCCAAACACACCAGAAGTTTCTTTTATAACAGGAATTGTTTTTGTATCTCTATCTTTTAAAGTTTTTGTTGTGTCAACTTTATCTAAAGTAATTTTTGGTGGATCGAATTTACCATCAAACTTATTTTGTGTATCTAATAAAGTATCAGCTTCTGTTTTATCTATGTTAACTTTAAGCTCTGCAGGTTGTAATTCTTTCAAAGCTTCTGTAATTGTTTCATCTTGTAAGAGTCTACCTTCTGGTAAAGGAAACCCAAATTCATCTTTGTCTATTATAGATTTTTCATATGCTAGTCTTCTTGCATCTTGTTCAGCACGACCAACACTACCAATATCATATAATTGACCTACTGGTTCTCCGCTTGTTACAGGTATTAATGTAGGTAATTGTTCAGGCAATTCTGCAGTTATATTTGGTTCTAATACATCGCTAATTTCTTCTGGAGCTGGTTCTATTGGTTGTTCGTTGATTTCTGCTATTTCTTCAGAAAAGTCTTGTACTGTTGGTTTTAGTATCGAAGCAAGCTCTTCAGCAGATCTTCCGCCTCTATCTGCTGTATCTCTAAATCCTTGTGCTCCTTCTCCATAAAAAGGTGAATCATATTCTGCAAGTGATTTTGCACCTGGCATATTTTCTAATTGTTCTTCAGAAAATATTTGCCTTGTTAAACCACTAATCGCTGGTAAATATAAACCTTTTGCAACTCTACCTACATCTTTTAAGGAAGAAATACTTGATTGCTTATTCATATTTTTTGTAAATGGTATAGCTTTTCTATCAATAACGGAATTTAAAATAGACTGTAACTCAGGGCTAAATAATATTTGACCTGCTTTTACACTATTACTTAATGCAAATAAATCTTTATCAGGAAGCACGCTTATTTGTTGTGTAAAGTCCTCTACACTAATATTATCAGTTTTGCCATTTGCATAAGTAACAGAACCACCATTTTGGAACATTCTTCTATTAAGAAAATTCATCAACTGCTACCTTGTTTAGGAGCCATAGCACCGTAAGCACTAAATGCAGCTCCTAATCCTGCTGCGGTTGGATCTGTAGGCATACCATACTGTGAATCTATTTGTGTTCTTGATCCTTGATAACCAGGTAACATAGAACCAATTTGTCCCAAAACACCTAGTGGACGTAATTGTTGTCCCATTTGTTGCTCATATATTCTACCTAATCCAGTTTCGGCAATACCTCTGCCAGTTGTACCATATCTTGATAGCTCACCTCTTTGACCTGCTCTCATTTGTTCTTGAGTTTGACCAATACCACCAATTTGCGAGCCATATCCAGCTAATTGTGATCCTAATGCTGAAGCACCAGCACCTCTTTGTTGTCCTATACCAAGCAACCCAGTAGCAAGATTTTGTCTTGCACCTGAACCAGCCGCACCGTATCCCATCAGACTACTAGCAAGTTGCTGTTGTGCACCAAACTGATCACCTGTTAGACCTCTAAGGGTACTTCCAAGTTGTTGTTGTGCTCCAAGTCTTGAACCAGATAATCCAGCCAAGCCACTACTTGCAGCTCTTTCAGCAGCTCTTTGTCTTGCAAACTCACCTAGTCCAGTTGCTTGAGCACTTTGGAATCCTTGTGATCTTATGTTACCTAAAGCTTGTGCTAAACCTTTACCTAAAGACTCTCTACGTTCTTCTGCTCCAAGCCTGGCTCTACTACCACCAAAGGCACCAGAGCTAATCTCACGAGCTCTTGATGCTATATCCTGCTTGTCTCCAGCTTTTAATACATCATCAATGGTTTGTTGTACTACTCTATCCTCATAAGGATTGTAGAACTGTTGAGTCATGCCTGGATCATAAGCACCTAATGTTCCTCTTAGTAAATCCTCTGATTCACCAAGACTTCCACCATAATTTTGTGTACTACCTATAGCTTGTCTTCCAAGTCTTCCTAGAGAACCACCAAATCTATCTGTAGCTCCTGTAGTAATTCCACGTGCTTGACCAATACCTTGTAATTCTTCTCCTGCACCAATTTGCATCTGTCTTTCAGCTCTACCATAGTAAGGATCTCTAAGTGTTTCTGCTCTCCTAGATTGATCTATAGCCTGATTAACTAAATTTTGATTTTGTTGTAAAAATGGTTCAAAACCACCAATACCAGAAATAGCCTGTTGTCTAGCTAATAATTCTAGTGGGGACAATCCTGCAGTTTGTTGTAATGGTACATCACTGCCAATTAGATTAGCACCTGCTTGCTGTAATTGATTGTAAAAACCTGGTTGATCTGCTGTTCCAAAATATAAAGATCTTAATAATGGGTCTGTTTGTACTTCAGATGCAGATTGTTGTAACAATACTGGATCCATTGCACCCATAGCCATTTGTGTTTGTGTAGGGTCTGTTTGAGCTGTTGGTGTAACTACTGGGTCAACTGTTGGTGTAACAGGATCAACTACTGGATCTGAAATAGGTGGTGGAGGTGTTACACCTGCTGGGCCAATAATTCTTCCATCTGGCCCACGAATTTCTGTTGGCCTAATGCCTGGGCCAAAGCCATAGTCTGGTAGTTCAACTGGTTTAGGTTGTTTAGGTGGACCCATAGGATCAAAAGGTACTGGATTCTCATTAATCATTTTAGGTACTAGAGGATCATCAAAAAATCCAGAACCAGCAGAAACATTAGGATCAAAAAGATCCGCATTACTTCCGCCTATAGGACCTATTTCATTTCTAAGTGGTTGTCCTATACCTGTTAAATCACCTGGAGGTTTTGGTAAAAAATCACTACCACCTAATATTGGAGCTACAGGTCTGCCCATGCTTCCAGGACCATCATTTACAGGCATAGGTTGTTTTATACCACTTCCTGGTGTTGTAGTTGGTGGTGTTACGCCTCCAGAGCCAATAAACTGTCCATCTGGAGTAATAATCTCTGAAGGTCTAATACCTGGACCAAAGCCAAAGTCGTTTAGTTCTATTGGTTTAAGTTGTTTAGGTGGACCCATACTAGGTATAGGTTTTCCAGGATCAAGTACGCCTGAACCAATATTACTTATATCTACTGGTGTATTAGGATCAAAAGGTATTGGATTTTCATTAATCATTCTAGGTATTCTAGGATCTTGACCTATTTGTCCTATAGAAGTTATACCTCCACCTGGACCACCGATTGATGGTGGTCTAATTATTTGCTCAATACCACGATTGAATCCTTGATCGTTACTCATATAGCCTGGATCATTTGGTTGTAATGCGTAGTCTGGTGCAAATACAGCTCTCATGCCTCCTTTAAGGCCGCCATCTTCTAAAACCATATTATCTGGTAAATTGTTAGGATCTATTCTATTGCCGTATGGATCAGTTACTAAACCATCATCTTGTATTGGTGGTACATTTCCACTACCAGGAACTAAAGGTTGACCAGTAATCGGAGTGCCAATATTTATAGGACCTCCTATACTTGGTGGTTGTAGAGGTAATAACGGAGGTCCTTCGCCACCACCATAATCAATACCGCCACCGCCAGGAACATTTATAGGCATAATTGGTTGTGGTTGATTAATACCACCTATGCCGCCTATTGATCGTGGTCTTGGTGGGATTATACGTGGGTCTCTACGTGGTAAAACTGGACCACTAATATTTACAGGTGGAGTTAAAGGTGGACCAAATGGGCTTTGCTGCCCAAATATGCTTCTTTCACCTGCTATATCTATTCCAGGCTCTCTTAACATAGGCCTAACACCCATAGCAGGAATTGGTCTACCAATAGGTGACATAATTTGATTTTTAAATGCTTTTGATAAAAAACCCATTAGACTCTACCTATATCGTTATAGTTTTCAAATACTTTCATAAGCGTATCCATATTTTTTGCACCCTTTTGTCTATTTGGTTTACCGTTTGGTATAAGCTCTATACCTGTTTCAGTTTTAGTTATTTTAAACCCACCTAAACCATTGTTAGCTTTTGCTGTTTGAACAAACTCACCATCACTTAACATAGCTGGTATATCATCACTTGTACCTGTTCCTGGACCTATTGAAGGACCACCCATACGCATATCAAGTTCCTGTTCATCTATTCTGCCTCCGTAACTCATTCCAGGTCTTATGCCCATATCAAAACCTTGGAATGTTTGTTGAGGCATCAAGTCTGGTCTTACAGATTGTCTTATATCTTTAAGTCCACCTTCTTTCTTCTTATAATCTTCTTTGACAGCTTTTCCATAAAGTGCGGCCATAGCAGCTAATCCTGGATTAATACCACCACCGCTTCCACCAAAGAAATTTCCAAAAGGGGATCCTGATGAAGCATTAGCTTGAGCTAATAATTGTTGATATGCCTGTGGGTTTGCAGCTATTTCTGCTGGTGTCATTGCCTGTAATGCTTGTTGTGCTTGTTGAGCTTGACCAGATGCAGCAACCTGTCCTGGTGTGCCACTTCCCAAACCAAATCTATTAGCTAAACCTTTGCCTGCAGCAGGTCCACCTGCATAAGTAGATCCAGTTTTTCCAAACATACCACCAGCTAACGGGTTTTTCAATCCGCCCATAATTCCACCAAAACCACCTGCTGTACCACCTGCTATAGATGAGATACCAGGTATGCCTAAACCAGCTATTCCACTTGCAGCAGTTGATGCTAATCCACCTAATCCACTTGCAACACTGCCTAACCCTATTTTAGTTAAACCTTTTGTAGCTAGTCCACCTAGACCACCTAATGCTCCACCGAGTGCTGTACCAACTCCAGGTATAAACATGGCAATTGGTGCTACTTTTTTAACTACTTTCTTTAAACTTTTACCTAACTTCTTAAGGAAGCCAAACTCTGCCATACCCGTAATAGGGTTGATAGACATACCTTGACCTACAGTATATTCATTTGGATCTAGTCCAGCAGACATCATTTCTTGTTGTATTATTTGTTGTGTTTGTGGAGAAATAACTGGTGGGACTACCATTTCTCCTGGTGCTACGTGGGCAAGCATACTGTCTTCTCCTCTTCCTAAACCTGCTATGCCTGTTCCTGAGTTATCTATTCTATTCATGCTCTATTATTCCTGTAAACATTTTAACCAAAATACTAATAAGTATCTATCTCCTGATTCTACTGCAAGTCCCCTGTGCATATGAGTAAAACTCGGAAAAATAAGAGCGTGGCCTGTAGGTAAGGGCTCGACTGTACCACGTTTTAAAAACTCAGTTCCGCCACCTTTGTACTTTCCAGTGTTCAAAGGAACTACCATACTAATATCAGCACTTGCATCGTGATGCCAAGCACCTTGTTTTTTATCCCTTAAATTATAGTTGGCTATTTGTATTCCACCACTATCTACGTGTCGGTTCCAAATATTCAAAAATATAGGATTACCTATAGTATATATCGTTTGCATTAAAGATTGAAAGATTTGAGGACAATTATCTTGAAAAGTTATTTCTGGTATTTGCCGTAAATTATCTTCTTCTGGGTTAGGGTTAAAGCCAAAATGTGCCTCTAAGTTCTTCATTTCATCTAGAAGTATGTCGCAAAACTTCTCTGAAAAAAATGGCACTGTATAGACATCTTTTAATGGTTCTTTGATTATATTATCGAGTTTTGTGTCTTGTCTAGGCTCAACACCACTGTCTTCATAAAAGTTTACTATTGGCTGTATAGAGTCTTTTACAGCATCAAAAGTGTCTTTTTGTATGTACCAATCAGAAGGATAAGCAAGTAAAAGGTTTTTAACTTGGTAATTTAAATCTTCTGCTGTATCACTCATAAAGTTATGGTTATATTACCATTAGTTTTTACAGAAACTTCACCTAAGGCTGATGTCATCTCAAATCCTTGAGGCAACGTTCTATCACCAATATCAACCCATTTGTTACCTGTATATACTTGTAGAACACCTACAGTAGTATTCCATATAATGCTGCCATCATTGAATTTAAGTGTATTTTTTTCTGCGTCATTTATTTGTCGGACATTATCAAGATCTACAGCACCTAAATTTATTTCTAGTATTCTAACTAATCTGTTAAAAACATCAGATGTAACTGTATCACTAGCTATCGGTAGCTGTGTTTGTAATAGTTTGCTCATCTTCTACCGTCTGGTTTTATATCTATACGAGTAGATCCTAGCCTCCATCCTATAGATAAATTGCCATTATTAGAAGCATCATCATCAGACTCAAACCTAAGTGCTATCTGTCTTGATCGGCTTCTTACAAATGCTTGTTGTGTAGAAGAGCTTATTGCACTTGTTGAATTAGTAGTAAGACTATCACCTGGAAAGTTTCTAGTTTTAAGAACTACATTTACATTACCACTATTATCATCTTGTATAAATTTATAATCAGGTATGATTCTTTTTATAAATGAAAACTGTTCACCATCTCCTATATCTAGATCAGAACTTTCAATAAAAACATTTGTCATAGGAGAACCATCATCGTTAAACCCCAATTCTTGTTGATATAAGTATCCACCGCTTACAGCTCTTGGATAGTTTTCAATACCAGAGTCAAGCCAAGCAGTTCTAGATAACTGTCCGTAGAACCAAATACCCTCAACATAATTGTATATAACGTATCTATCTACTTCGGTTGCACTACTAGAACAATAGAACCAACCTACTTCACTTTTATCTTTTATAGTAAAAGCATTTATTTTAAATGATTGAGTGAGGTTTATGTCTGTAAACACATAATTATGTACTGAGCATGGCAGTGTTTGAACACTACCATTGTATGAATAAAAATTGTTATAACTCATCCAGTAAACACCACTTGGAGTTGTGACCACAGCTTTAGGACCAATTAATCCTGTTCCTTCGTTTATTAAATTTATTCCAAATGTAAATGGTGGTCCAATAAACTGCATACTATATAAAGCTGTATCAGTCCAAACTAATATTTCTTGTCGTGCTTTTACACCACCAATAATAGATGAGCCGCTTGACAACCTTAATGAACCTGCAGTGTTCGTTGACAAGGGCTCAAAATCCAAAGCATTTTCTTGGTCACTAAATGCTATAAGCATAGGATCTACAGTTCCAGTTCTCGTAGAACCAGATATAGGATCTGCACCTAAAACTATTAAATGCCTATCTTTTTCAGATGTTATAACTTGTAAAGCTTTGGTAGGAACTAAATTTGCACCTGATATACCAGATAATTCTACAGCTCTAGTGCTTAAGCCGTTATTTTCTGTCCATTTAAAAATACCTGCATTTCTTTGATTTATCATCAAATCTTCACCAAAATTATCATGCGTCCATATTCTAAGCTGATTAGTATCACTTAATGTGGATGTGCTACCAAAAGTTCCTTCACCCCATCCATTTAAACCCCAACCTGTGCCAGGAACATAAACATCCAAACCCACATTTACTTGATAAACACCAACAACAGATGATCCACCATTTCCACTGTCAGATGCATTTGCAGTAACCGTAGTGCCAGATGTATCTTTGGCTTCTATTGTGTAACTATTAGCGTTTACTATAGTTGCTATTTGATATTCTTGATTTAAAACAGCAGCCGTAACATTACCGCCAAGACTTGCTGCTCCAGAAAATGTAACAAAATCATTCTGAACTGCACCGTGTGCGGTATCTGCAACAGTTATTGTAGCGTCACCATTTGATGCAGAAAATGTGACATCTCCTGCTGATGTGGTAGATCTAATAGGTGTAATGTCGTTAAAAGAACCACCAACTTCTATATAGTATTTTAGATGTGTGCCTAAACCTAAAAATTTAGTACCAGCTAAAGAAATCCACGGATGTAATGCTCTAGCAGTACCAAGGTAAGTATTAGATGTTGTTTTCGCCCAGCCACCAAATTTTTCTGGCCTACCTTTTCTAAACCTTACAAGATTACAATCAAACCAACCCCCTTCGTTATCGTAAGCAGTTCCTTCTCTATTTATACCTGGTCTAAATGTAAGCTTCTGCAACGGCATATTAAACCTCGTGCCACTCTTTACCTTCATAAAGCAAAGCTTCTGCTTCTCTACGCCTTACTAAACCTTCAAGAACTTTGCCATTAGCTTTATTCCAACGCTTCATTTGTGAAGCTACTTCGTCATATTCTTGGTTATTTAATTTTTTTAACATGGTAGATGAATTAAGATTACCAGCACCTAAATTAAAAGTCCAAGATACCAAAGCATCAAATTGACATTGAACTATTGATCTTTGCACCGCTTTATTTACAGCATCTTCAAAAACTTCTAAGTCTTTCATCAAAAGATTTTCTGCTTCTTCTTGTGTAATGCTATCTCCTTCTTTTACACCTTTAGTAGAGCCATAGCCTATAGTCCATACATTTGCTGCACATTTGTATGCTTCAAGTTTACAACCTTCAAATTTTTTAATTAAATTTATGCCTTCTTGTGATATTTTCATATTAATCTTCCTTTTTAGTTGTAGTAACTGTCCTATAATACACAACAACGTCTTTAAGTTCACTTATATACCTTTTTAGTTCTTGCATATTGTAAGCCATAACCTCGTAATCAGGTATTGTCATAGCTAAAAATACTAGCTCTCCTTCTTGTTCTTCTATAATTGCTAGTTGTTCGTCTAAGTTTTCAGGTGTTACAACAATCCACATAGGTTCTTGCAAATCAATTTCTCTAGGCATTACAGGTTGAACAATCTTCCTGTCTAGTGGTTTTGCTGTTACTTCTATTTGTTTAGTCGGAATCAGGCTGCAACTGCAAGCCATCATCAAGATCATCAACGACAACGCTGATTTCTTCGATGTTCTCCATAATATGTTTTGTTCCATTATTTATTTTCCTTTGCATTTCTATTGGATCTGCTAGTATTTTTGCAGATAATTCATAGTTTTGTATAAACTGTGTATATCTGTTTAGTTCTCTTTGTGCTGCTTGACTTTTAATAGTAAGCTCATTCATTTGTGTAGTTTGTAATT